TAAATTTTTATGTTCGTTTGAAGCCATATTTATATTTTAACAATCATTACAATTACAATTACACTTGCTATTATTATAGTTTTTACCACAACTAAAACACCCATCAATACCATCATAACCATATATACTATCATAGAATATCATTCCGTGGTTTTTATAGGTATCGCTCATACTTTTAGGTTTGTTATTTTCGTATGTTGGATAATTACCGCTTTCATCTGTTGAGTCTAAATAATCCATCATATCTCCTGCAAATATTTCTGCCTTTCTGTATGTATCTTGCTTAAAAGCATTATATGTATCTTGATTTATAATTCTTGAAAACTCATCAATATTATTTACAATACCGCTAGATGTTATATTACTCATAATATCATTAACAACCTCAAACCTTACAAACCAAGACAAACAATCCTCTAAATAGTATTGCATAAACTCTTGATTTTTAACAGTTAAAGTGCCTCCATCGTGCTGTAACTTTAATTCAGCATAAAACTTTTCTCCTAACAAAGGTCTAATATGAGCAAGTTCTGCTAAAACAATAGTATTTTCAGAAACCAAAACAGGGTCTGTGTTTTTATTAGTAAAGGTTTTGTCAATTACCTCTCCTGCGTTTACTAATGTAGTATATTGTTTAGTGTTTGCCATTTTTTACTGCTCTAATGTTACTGATTTTTCCTCCTCTATCTCCCCATCTCCATCATCATCTCTTTGGGTAACTATAATCTCTCTATCTGCAACAAACATATCTCCATCCTCTAACATAGGTAAATCCTCATCTATTAATGCTCTTTGCTCGTTTATAGTCATAACCTCTCTAATGTCTACATCATTAGCATAAGAGATAGGCGGCTCATAATGTATTTTTAAATCTTTAGGGTCGTAGCCCATTTCATTATAAAGAACTGTTCTAATTCCATTTAACAACAACTCAGAAGTATCTCTAATTACTGTTGTCATTACTAGGTCATAAGCAATTCTAATTTCACTTCCTGTATTATTCATTTTACCTGAACTAACAATACCTGAAAGTGATGGCTGCCATCTATTGGCAGTTATTATATTTTGGTCAGTTATTTTTTGTAAATCAATCCAACTTCCCTCTTGGTCGTCTTTTATAACCTGAACATTGGCAGGAGATGTGTCTCCGTTTTTTACAATAAATAATATCTTACCATTATTACCCTCTCCTACAAATTTTTTCTGAGCTTCTCGCACCATTTTTTGTGCTTCTTTTTCTCCCATATCGCCATTAATTTCTACAATAGCAGAAGGTTGAAAACCATTTAAAAACTTATGATGATTCCACTTTCCTATCTCGTAATCAACACAGATATGCTCTAGTGCTGCTACATAATCAGGAAGTCCATAATAATTAAATGTAGGCTCGTAATCTTTAAAGTGAATTACGAATTTATTGTGTGCTACCCTAGGGTAAATAGGTAGTCTTTTTATTTTAGTATCGTTATTCCAATACTTACACCAATCAGAATTTACATAAACCTCTTTTTTAGATTTACTCATTCTTACTGTTGTTGCGTCTAAATGATAAATATTTACACCTCCATCATATATAACGCATTCCATATATGCGTTACCAAAAGTGTAATAATCATCTGCTAATTTTTTAAAAACATCTCTTAAGGATTCGTGGTCAGCATTTACATCCTCAATAAATCTTTTTAAATTTTCATCATCACAAACAAATTTTGCTCCACTTGTGAACACAGTTTTTTGAGCCAAAACACTTCTATGAGTAGATGATTTTCTTTTAAGTTCTGCTAGATATTGAGGAAACAAATTATCGTCTCCAAAAGGAACCCATTCGTGTGGAAGGTTCTTGATGTTTTTTGCTTCTTTTATACTAGGAGGAACTGATAAATCAAATACCCCAAACTCAAAAGTATTATTTTTCTTTTGAGTCTTTCTTGTTGTCGCTGCTTTTTTTGCTGACTTTATTGTCGCTTTTTTCATTAGATGATGTTTTCGTAATTAAATCTGTCATTCCCTTCTCCTCATATAAGTAAGCCAATTTTTCTTGGGTCGCTAACGACCAATTCACATAATCGCCTCCATAAAAAGTAGTAGAAGTTCCTTCTAAATGTTTTTTTGCTTTATAAGTTGCCATATTTGTATATATTTTAAGATGTGGTAAATCTACCACATTTTTACTATTATTACAATCACACATATAAAAGATATTAGCAGGGAGTGTTAATAACCCCCTGCTTTATCTTAAAACTAATTACGAAGTAGTTGCTGTTACATCTCCTGCGTCAACCGTAATTGCCCCTGTATACTCAAGAGGTAATTCAAATTGTCTAGCAGTTAATGTTACAGTTACTCCATTATCATCTGCATACGCTGCTCCTGAACCTCCTTCTATTGAAGTAAGGTTTGCATAAGTTTGATTTCTAGTCCAAGGAGTTGATGATGCTGATTTGTTCTCATATCTATAAGACCAACCAACAACAAACATTTTTCCTGAATTTAACTCAACCAATGCAACAGGACAAGTACTTTCTAAGTTTGTAAGTTCGTGAAATCTTGCTCCGTCAATATCAGGGATATAGAAAGATAATGCACACTCGTAAGCAGTGCTACCACCTTCTTTTGTTCCTGTTATTGCTAAAGCAGCAGTTTCATTTTTAAACTCAAATCTAGCCCAAGGGTTAGTTGCTGTGAACCCTGTTAAAGTATGAGTAGCGTTTAATGTTGAAGGAGCTACAGTTGCGATATTATCTAAATCTGTAAGTAATATCTGTCTTATCCCTCCTACTGCGTTTAAGTCGCCACAATCTACTAATAATCCTGAATCTATTGCCATTTTATTCTATTTTTTTAAGGTTAATAATTAATTACGAAGTTAGCGTTGCTCCATATACTAATGTACTCCAACCATATTGGAAGCCCATAGTAAAGTAAGAACGAACATACATTTTGTCAGTAACCTCATCATAGAACATTTTTAACTCATTTTCAGGAGCATTAACATCTGTTCCAATAAATAAACTATCTATTGCTGCATATATTACACCATTTTTAGCATCAAAACCTGCTCCTGCAGAGTCTACTACTGTAAAGATAGCAGGTAAATCTGCTCCTGTTCTTGCAGTTAAAGCCTCGTCCCAAACATACATAGGAACTAACTCAATACCTCTAAAGTATAATCTACCTTTTCCTGTTTGTGCTTCTGAATGCCCATAATCAACTGCACCATCTACTGCTACTGCTGTTAAACTAGCGTACCAAGCATTGTAAATATTTGGAGTTACAAACATTCTCTTTCTGCCTGCTTCTACTTGTTGTAACGCTGCAGGTGCTCCTTCAAACGCTTGTCCTAATACTATTGCTGCATCTGTTGAAGGTATTCTTGCTCCTACTACATTATAGTCTGCTGCTGCTCCACCACCTGTTACTCTCTGTAAAGAGCCTGCGTTAGCGAAAGTAGCATCTGCTCCTAATTTATCCCAAAGTCCTTCTCCCATAGAAGTATAACTACAGTCTGCATTTGCAGGGATTCCTGCTCCTGATGCCATTCCTGCCCAAATGTTTCTACTCATATCATTCATTATACCATTTCTAACTCGGTTAATGATAACATCTGCTAATTGAGTTCCTGTCATATCAGGCATATTAATACCGTTCTTGTAAGACTCTACAATAACTTGGTCTTTAAACTCAGTCCAACATTGTTCTTGTTTTACAGAAACATTTTCTACTTCTATAGTTTTCTTTGTAACTGTAAATCCTGCAGGGTCGCAACCTGCGTTTGCTCCACAACCTTCGTTTACTGCTGTAATACTTCTTAAAGCAGGAGCCATTGTTATGTTTTGCTTATACTTCACAGATGGGTATATAGTGTAGTTACCACTAATATTATCAGAGTGAAACATAGGCTCTAAAAGAATTTTTGAAGCGTAAGTACCTTGGTACCCTGCTCCCATTCCGTCTAATGCTACATTTGCCATTTTTTTATTTTTTTAAATTATTATTATATGTTAAATTTTGCTAACATTCCATTCCAAAATGCAGCCTCTTTGTCCTCTACTTTGTTTTCTACTACTGCAGGGTCTCCGTCTGTAGAGATTTCAGTTCCCTTTGCATCTGCTTTACTTACTAAAGCATTAAGTCTTTCAACCTCCTCAGTTAGAGTTGTTTTTTCTCCTTCTAATTCAGCGATAGACCCATTAAGTTCAGTTACTTTTGCTTCAAAATCAACAAATTTATTCAAAATGTCAGCCTCATCTGCAATAGTTACCTCAACTTCCGATTTAGTTTCAACAGAATCAGTATTTTCGCTTTTAACTCTAGCGATAATATCCTCAATTTTTCCATTGAACCAAGTTTTTAACTCATCAGTCATTTTTTTACTTTTTAGATTTATACTCAGTTTATTATTAATTTCCTCGTTTGTTATATTTTTAAACTTAGAAACATCATATTTGGCTGCCACTTTAATAGCATCCGAGATAGAATCAATAAAGCCTAGCTCTAATGCTTCATCAGCATTTAACCAAGTCTCCTCATCCATCATTTCTTTTACCCTGTCATAAGGTAGTTTTGTTTTTTTTGTGTAAATGTCAGCAATCTCGTTACTAATTTTTTCTAATAAACTTGCTGTCTTTTTTAATTCTTTTGACTCTCCCATTGCTCCACCCCAAGCGTTGTGAATCATAAACAAAGAGTTTTCAGCCATAACTACATTATCAGCAGCCAAAGCAATAACACTACCCATACTCGCTGCAATACCTTCAATATAAACAGTTGTTTCGGCAGTTCTTTTTTTAATTATATTGTAAATAGCCATACCATCAAAAACATCTCCACCCACACAATTAATATGTAGGTTCATAGGTTTTTTCTTGTACGCTTTGATTTCCTCTATAAAAGACTGAGCGTTTAAGCCATAAGCTCCTATCTCATCAAATATATAAACATCAACAATTCCCTCTGATGCTTGCCCATTAATGTTGTACCATTTTCTATCCATAAACGCAAAAATATCTTTTACTTATAAGAATTTTACGAAGTTTTAGGAAAAAACTTTAGTAAGTTATATTAAATGTTGGTTTTTCTTTATTTCTCTCCTTGTAAACTATACTTTGAGCCTGTCTTTCTGAAATATCATATTTAATAGATAAATCCATAAAAGTATGTGTTCTATTACCCTCATTAAACCTTAACATAGTGTCAAAATCATATATTATCATATAATTTCTTAATCTTTTAGGGTCTACTATTCCTCTTTCTGTTAAATGTCTTAAAATATCTACAATAGTTGGTTCGTGCCATCTTTTCAGAATTTCAGTTTCTGCTACTTTAATATACTCGTAAACTATATCTGCTTTATTTTGTCTTGACACTAGATTTCTTTTTTTGTTTAGGTTTTTTTGTTTTTACATCTTTTACTACTTCTACAACTTCAGGGGTCGTTCTTTCAGAAATAATATGGTCGGCTACATTATGAAAAAATTTACAAACTGCTTTTCTACACCCATTACAATGTTTAGATTGTTTTTGTTGAGGAAAATGTTCGTGCCATAATTTAAAAAAATAATTTAAAGCATTATTATGGTACAAATTACCTGCCATTGACAATTTGTTTTGCCTTGCTAATTCTACGACCTTATCCTTCTTGTCCTCAGAATAGCCTTTGATTATTGAGTTATAATCCATATATATAAAATTTAGTTATTACTCTTTCCACTTGCCTATAGGACACTCGCCAAAAAACTCTTTAGTTAAGTTTGTTTTAGCATCTAGGAAGCAACTACACTTTGCACACCTTGCTCCTAAAGTCCATTTAGGGCTTTTTAACATTAATAAGTTTCTGTAAAAGTCGCACTTTTTACAAGTATCTAACCTATCTTTCTTTACTTTTTTACTAACAAACATATGTTTATTTTTTTTAATTATTAAATTGTTGCTTGTGATTCTAACACATTTACTGTTCTTTGACTGCTCGTTATATCTGATTCAACCACATATACTTTTTGCATACCAACTGATTGATTAAGGCCTGCTGTAAATTGCTGATTAGCAAATTGAGGGCTATTAAGCAATCCACCATCTGCAAATTTAACACCACCACCTGCTTGATTCATAGCAGATAATTGACTTCTATACATTGCTGTACTTCTTTTATTTATTACAGCCTCTCCTCCTTCTAATTCCACTACTCTACCACCAACAGCAAATTTCTCCCCTCCTTGTGCGTGAGACCTTCCTTGAACCATTCCTCCATCTGCAAACTTTTTAACTACACCACCCTTACCAAACTCATCTACAATACCACCTTTTTCAAACATTTTCATAATTTTACTAATCATAAATATGGTAGCAGCAAACGCTATAAGGTTTATAGGCCAAGGCAAACTACTTCCACTTTTTAACACTCCTTTGGTCGCTAAGAAAGGTATCTGTATAGCATTTGCAGCAGTTTCGGCTTTTGTCATAACTATATTTGCTCCTGTCGCTGCTGTATCTTTAGTTGTAGCTCCTGCCTTAAACAATGCTGCCGCTCCTCCTGCATTATCTGCAATAGTCTGTAAATTAGTTTGTAGTGTTTGAACAGCCTGTATGGTATTGGCTATTTGATTTATTGCATTACCTGCTTCTTTAATTGCATTTAATCTTTCGTTGTCTCCTGCTAACTTTGTCAAAGCACTTCCAACACCACCCATAGCAGAAACCTGCTCGTTGAAATTTTTCATCTGTTGTTCTTGCAATTTCCTGTTACTTGCTGCTATATCATCATCAATATTCATTAGATACATAGCGTAATCTCCGTGCAATGTCTTTTTTGCATTTAAAAAATCAATTTCAGATTGAATCATTGCATTTTGACCCTCTGCTGTTAATTTACCATTAACGGTATGGTCATTTTTTATTTGTTCTTGTTCTGCTCTAAGGTTTTCTTGAAGCAGCCTTAACCCATCAGAAAATGAATTTTTTCTTTCTTGAATTTCCAATTCTAAATATTGAGTTTTTATTTCTAATATTCTTTTTGCATTTGTTTTGTTATCCTCTAAACCATCAAGCTCTTGTTGTAACATATCTTTTCTAGCATCTATTACTGCATCTCTATACCCCTCCTCAGAAAGCTGATTGTTAAGCAACTGTTTTTTTACCTCATTTAATGCCTCTTTGGTTTTTATAGACCAATCAGTAACTTCTTGTCCGTCTCCACCGCCACCATCGCCACCATCGCCTGTCTTAGTTCCTGAACCGAAAACAGACATAGCGTCTAGCCCTAACTCATCTATTAGGCTCATATATGACTCTCTTAAACTTTTTACAGCATCGTCTGCACTTGCTGAATCTGAAACTAAATTTGCTATAGTTTCACTAATGTCTCCTGCAAAATCAATATTATACTTTTCAAATATTTTTTTGATATTATCAGTAGTTAAATCAAACTGTAGTTGAGCCCCTTGCACATAACTTTGAGCTACTTGATTAGCAATATCAGTATTAGGTACATCTGCTACAGAATATTCAAAATTCATATCTAAAAGTTCATCATCTGAGGCAGCATCAGTCGCTTTACGCAATTCTATAAGAGCAAGCCTTGCACTAGCAGCATTAGAGGTTATGACACCCATTCTCTCTTTAAACCCTTCGGCTATAGCCTGTTGCATCATTGAACTTGTAAGTTTGTCCATAGCAATAGTTAAATTATCTATAGATGTTTTTTCATCAATTAAGGCTTGGTCGTTGTCTTTTAATTCTTTATTTAACTCTCTAACCAATATTGCTGCCTGACCTTTAAGTCCATTATACACCTTTTGATTTGTTTCTGTGTTTTCTAAAAGCTCGCCTTCTTTGTTGAGCATTTTATTCATTTCCTCTTTTAATCCAATAAGTTGCTCAAATTGCAGTTTAGTTTTTTCTGACTCAGCATTTGCATCTTTAAAAACACTATCTAATTGTTTTTGTGATTCTGATAAAGTGTCAGTTGCCTCTGCTACATCATCTGTTTCATTTTTCCACAAACCAAAGAAATTTAATATTTCAGGAGCAAAGGCTAATAACAAGCCTATTCCTGTAGAACCTAAAAGACTTTTTACAGCAATTCTTAAACCATTAACACTTAAGGTTAAACCTTTAGTTGCTGTTGCTAATTTTATACTAACAAGCCTAGCAATAACAAACCTTTTATTGTAAACAAGCATAGCTTTTGAAGCAGCAAAAACCCCTAATTTATAAAGACCAATTACTCTTACTAATTTAGTTAAAAACTTAATGGCATTAGTTATTGTCTTGCTGTTTTCAGCAATCATATTAAAAAAGTTTGCCGCTTTTTCTACTGCACTTTGCATTCCTTCAGCAAAATCTTTCATTAAAGATATAGAAACACCCTGTAGTGCCGATTTTAATTTAAGGAAAGCCCCCTGCAATGTGTCTCCAACTAATGCAGCCATTCTTGCCCCCTCTCCATTTGCATTTTTTAACTCATCTCTTAGTTTTAATGTTCCATCTGCTGTAGTAAGCATTTGCTCAAAAGCTGCTGCTTGTCTTAAATCAACCACCTCCATAATATCAGCCATACTACCTCCCTCAGCCACAAACTGCTTCATAGCAGGAACTAAATCATCTAAGGAATGTATTGTTCTACCAAACCTCATAGAAAGTTCTGAAGTAGGGTCTTGCATTTTTAATAAAATATTTCTTAAAGATGTACCTGCAATAGAAGCCTCAATACCTGAGTCTGAAAGTTTACTCATTATTGCTGCTGTGTCCTCAATAGAAAACCCTGCTGCCTTTGCAATAGGAGCAACCTTTGTCATACCTGTTTGCCACTTTTCAATATCCATAGCAGAACTACTAAAAGACACAGCCATAACATCTACCACTCTCTCTGTTTCGCTAGCGTCTAATCCAAAACCCCTTACTGCTGCTCCTGCTACTTGTGCTGCCCTTGCTAGGTCTGTTCCTGTTGCTGTTGCTAAGTCTAGCGTAGGCTTAACAGCGTCTTGTATTTCTGCTGCTGTAAAACCTAATTTAGAAAACGCTAATTGTAATTGCCCAACTTGTTCTGCTGTAAAGAATGTAGTTCTACCTAGTTCCTCTGCTGTTGCAGTTAAGGCTTTAAATTCACTATCAGTAGCCCCTGAAACTGCTAAAACTTTAGCCATTGTAAATTCAAACTCTGTAAAAGTTCTGACAACACTACTTATAGCGTTTGATACAGTTCTAAACGCTCCAACTATAATACCTAAAGCAGCAGCCCCCTTAACAAACTGCTTTGCCATAGCATTTTGAGATTTAGTTGCTTTTTGAGTTACTTTTGTAGTAGAACTCATTTGCTTGTTTAAGTCTCTTAATTGTTTAGAATTTTGTTTTATTGATTGGGCTCTTTCTTTATATGCTTTTGCGTTTTTATGAGACTGAAGTCTACCTGATTTAGACTCTTTTTCTTGCTCTTTTTGAGCCTTTCGTAAGTCTTTTAACTCTTGCTTTAAGTCGGCAATCTTTTTAATATTTTTGATTTCTACCTCTATCGCTACTTTTGAATTTCTTGCCATATTATCCTATTGTTATTTGTAATGTTTTTTCTACTAATTCTTTTTCTAAAATTCCTTTGACCTCATCAAATACTGACTTTTCTATTCTTTTTACTAAAGGAGACATTAATGTAACATCTCCTCTTACAAAATCTATAAAGAAATACCTTCTTGGGGCAACTCTTTCTCCCCCTCTAGTTAAATATCTATTTTCTAATTCGTGTTTAACGCTACTAATAAAGTTGTTTCTTTCGTGAGGGCTAGAAAATGTCAGCTCTCCCTGTACCTCTTTGTTAAAAGTCCAATCTGCTATAGCCTGATAAGAAGCATTAACACCATTTTTATTACCGTCATTAACAGTCCACATATAAGGAGTGTCATTAAGAATAAAAAGAGATATTGAGTCTTTCCTGTTTACTATGTTATAATAAAATCCATTAAGTAAAGTTCCTTTACCTATATGTTTTTGAAAATGCAGCTCTTTTTTTAAAGCATCAATAATAGGCTTGTTTTCTTTTGCTAAAGCTTCTTTTATTTTTAATAAATCTAATGCCATATCTATTTCTGTAAAGGTATATAAAACTTATCAGGATTGCTAACTGTGTTATCGTATCTACTATTAGCAACGCTAATTGTATTTAACTTAAAATCATCTGATGTTGCTTGAGAGTTATTAGATTTAAAAATCATATTAAAACTTGCTGTAAAATTACCGCAAGCCTCCTCTTTCACTCCTCTTTTTACTGAAACAATAACACTTTCTTTATCTTTTATTAAATAAGACGAGTCATTGACTTTAGAATCGGTAGTTCCATCTATCTGAAAGGCTAATTGATTACTACTTCCGCCTGTAAAAGTAAATGTTTGACTAAAAAGAAGTGTCATACTCGTTGATGTTGTTCCTCCAACTGTAACCCCTTTACCCCAAATAGAAATAGTTATGTTTTGTGTTCCCTTACAACTAGAAAGACCTGCAGGAGAAATATAACCATCAACACTTTTTAAAATACAGTCATAAGGGGCTATAAATTGAGAGTTTATTGCTGCAAACTTGTTATCGTAAGAGTTTCCATTTACAAAAGTATAACCTGAGTTTGTACTAAATTGTGGAGAGTGATTGTAGGCTGAAAGGTAATCATTGCTAGTAGACTGCGTTGAAGTAAACCTCATTCTTACATTATGCGAAAGTTCTTTATTTTCAACTGCAGTAACTAAATTAAAATCAGCCATAGTCCCTAGACCTGTGTTTAAATGAACACCATTTGGCATTGTATTCCTTCCTGTTATATTTATCCTTGGCATAATTATTTTTTATAATGGGTCTGCTAATTGTCCTATGTCTATTGGTACGTCAATAGCCCCTCCTAGCACCGCTCCACCCTGATTGTTATTTACCCAAACACCTTGTGTAGGCAAGCTAGAACCTGATTGAGGAGAAAATTGATGAAGCTCAACTTTAGTTGGTTGATTTTTGTGAGGCTGAAAGTCTATAACTTTTACTAATTTATAGTAAACACCATCTAAATAAATCATTTTTCTAAAATCTAGTTTAACTATATCTGTTATTTTTAAGTCCATATAACACACTCTTAACTTTGGTCTAGCCTGCAAGCCTTCTACCATAGGTTTGTAATATCTATCATAAAGACCAACTCCTACTTGGCTCCCTACTGCGGTGTAAGCATTTGTAGCAGGGTCATAGTCTTTAGCCCAATAATTACCATAAGACAATCCAAACTGATTGCTAAAATCGTATCTATTTATAAATGTTGCTGTAGTGTAAATAGCGTTAGGTAAAAGGCCGTTAATACCGTTACTGTATTGATTTTGAGCAATAGCGTCTGTAGGAGAAACTTGAATCCTTTTATGTCCAAACAAGAAACTAGTTAGTCCTTTCCAACTAGCCCTAAACCCTTGCCATAATGGAGCGTGTTGAACAGGCATTGTCATTTTATTGTAAAACAGCATTCTTGGTTTAAATTCATATCCTTTCGTTGATGTATACCAATAACTAGCCTTCCATAAGGAGGCAGTATAAGCATTAACACCATAAACATTAGTATCTCCTGCTCCATAATTTTGAGAATCATAGGTTCCTGCAAAGAAAGGGTTTTCAAAGATTGTTTCTCCTGCAGGATAAGTGTTAGGAAGGTCTATCTGCTTAGGATAAACATCTCCAAGATTGTCAAAGTATTTTTCACTCATATCATTTACCCTCCAATCTTTATCGTCTGTTTTGTATTTAAAGATTAACTTTCTAGTCCAATTACTCTCTATAAAGCTTTGTGAATCAGATAAGTCTCTCGCTAATTTATGACTCCAATTAACAGCATCTCTAATGGGTAAATAAAAATCTGAATAAGGCTCTATAAACACAGTTTTAGAGGACTCTTGAGTGTAAAATTGTAAATTAAAAGAATGAGCAACTCCTTTAACAAAATCTATTTGTTTTTGGTCGTTAGGAAATACATTTTGCAAATCATATTTACCTCCCCAAACAGGTATATCCTCATTTACTAATTCTATTGTTACTACTCCTGAAGGAGCTCCTGCAGAATTATTCTGCCAATCATCATAAGTAGTTCCAAAAAGTTCTGTTCGCACATTAAGTTGTGTTGAACCTGTAAAACCTTGATTTGGATTAGAAACTTTAACTATAGGAGCAACACCAAATGTTAATCTAACCAAGTCTCCTTCGTTAAAATAATGTATAGATGATTTTGTAGGTAAGGTTCCTCCAAAAGAATATGGCATATTACTGTGTTTAGCATCAAGAAAACCACTTAAAGCAGTTGCACTTCCATTATCAACGCTACTTATTGTTTCCCAAGTGGTATTACCAACTCTTTGAACTTGAACGCAAATATTTGCGTATACTGTTAGTCCTGTAGAAGAATTATTAGTAACATAACCACTACCTGACCAATCTCCTACACCCCAATTAAAATAATACATTATATTTTGAGTACTGACATTATAATAACCTGCTTCTGCTATAGTCCATTGATTCCCTAATGCCGCTGTCATTATTGTTAAATTTTGTTGTTGACCTGCAGATGTTGTTATTACATTTGGAGCAGGTTGAAACCTACCACTACCTATACCTGAACCACAAGTACCTCCAAACTGTATAGGGTCGTATGGGGTTTGAAATGTATTGTCATATGTTTGTACTCCTGAGGCACTAGTAACAGTAAATGTCCATTGAGCAGTTTGGTCAAAAAATTTTAAATTTGCTTGTGATGTAACACAACTACTATCATCGTTAAAGTTGCCTATGTATGTGTTAGATTGTTTTCTTGCGTTAGGATTATTGTAAAGAAAATTTGGGGTAGCGTATAACAATCTTTTAAAATTATCACTTTCTATAAAATTAGACGATATTTTATACCCTACATCAGAAAATATTTTATGAATCATTCTATATATCCAAACAAGTGGCCTCCAATCCATTACAGGTTCTGCAGGAAAATGACTATCCGATACTACACCTGTTTGAGAAACATTGTAGGCATTACCCTCAACATAATCAACCTCCCATTGTTCTTTAAGCAACTGAAACCCATTACCATAATCAAATCCTGTTTCGTTTACCCTGCCATAACTCGTTGTAGGATAAACAACAGGAGATGTGTTTGCATCTGCAACTAAACTTCTATCTGTAGCATTATCGCTTCTCCAAGAGTCAATAATATTTGCAGCACTTAATTTAAGATTAGTTGAATTATCTAACTGTAAATCGCTTAAGTATTTACCATCCATTAATGTAGACCAAGCAAGATTGTCTCCTAAAAAAATACAAGAATAAATAACAGGATTATCATTAAGCCTTTCTATAGATTGAACCTGCATTAAACCTACAAGAGAAAACAGATTTCCAACTAATATCCTACAAGGTATTTTATTGTAAAGTTGTGCGTCTTGATGTGTTGAATTAGCAATATTAAAATGTTTTAAAACCCTATTATTATTTTTTGTTGCAGGTATTTCAAAGGTTTTACTGAAGGCTCCTTTTCTTGCGTCAATATTTGAAGGGTCGTTTACCGAAAAGGTAAGAGAAAGAGGAAAATCCTCAGTTGTAGAAGCGTCTAAAACGCCAAATACAGAACTTTTATCAACTGCTGTTCTATAAACTCTTAAGTATGTTAGTTCTAGTTTTGTACCACTATTCGCATAAACACTTAATTTATCAGTATTTGATGACCCTTGAATCCATTTTTTAGAATAATAACCATAATTGGTAGATGTTCCTGCCCCTCCTGAAGGCACTATAGTATTACTAAGAACATCAATATTAGTACCTCCTACTCCGTGATTTGCTAAAATAAGTTTACCTGTTCTATTGTAATTTCTAACAGCAAGAACAACTTCGTATTCATATCCCTCTACAAAGTCTTGAACTATTGTAGCTCTTGCTGCTCCTAATCCTGTTGTTAACTTGCACATTCTCCAACCATCAAAAGTAAAGACATCACTACCACTAACAGGGGTCGTCCAACCTGTTGAGGTAGAAAACTCTGAATTAGAAAGCATTTGTTCCCCAATCCTTACATTTTCTCTATTTTGAAGCAGTTCAATTCTAATATCTTTAGCCATATATTTTAATTTCTTTGAGTTACAACTGCGTGTGAGTGTACATATTCAAATGTCATTGTTGTTAATCCTTTTTCCTCGTCATATGTGTCAACACTAGAACTAGTTATAATTATTGGAACATACTCCATATTGTTAGGAGTTCTACCATCCATATTGTTTCCATCGCCTATATCACTAACACCTCTGTAAGCTATTTTATTATAAAGTGCAGCCGATGTTGAAGTGCTTTTCGTTGTTAAATTTTCTGTCCACACATTTGGAGATGTTAATATTTCTCTTAACCAATCTGCCTTATCTTGAGCCATAGGGCGAGTGGTAACTCTACCTGATTTTGTTGCGTTTACAGTTAGCACCTCTCGACCTCCTTTATGATTCATAGAACCTCCCATATAGTCAGAAAGATAATTTCCTGTTGTAGGAGCATTACTAGAAGGGTAAGGATATTCATAAGAGGCTGATGAGTACCCTGTCCTCCAATCAAATCTATTAGGCTCTTTCCTTTGTATAATATCTTTTTCAGCGTTGTATGTAATAGATTTTTGTCCTTTTATAGTGTAGCTATCAATTCCTCCTGCCTTGTTAAGCCAATGTATTCTAAAATAAGTATCTTGGTTTGGCATAACAGAAGCCCACCTAAGACCCTTACATCTAACAGGATGTGCTAAAGTCATTTGGTCAGACCTTAACTCTGTATAATAAATACCTGCATATCTATCTCCTGAATTTGCCCCTCCTGTGTTTAGCATTCTTTCTCTGTCTATTTTGAAATATCTATACTCGGAATATCGCTTTAAAACCCCTGTACCATTACCTTGCGTGGTTGTTTTTCCATTCAAACTAAGTCTATAATAATAAATATCATCATTTAAAAATAAAGCAGTTTTGTCTGAAGCGTTACCATCTACATCTATAAGCCTTCTAGTGTATGTCTCCCCTCCGTTTTCCCATATATCTTTTACTGTAGAGTCTGCGTGAATTATATTTGCATTTATAAATACAGGAGATATGTTTTGAGCACACATTCTATATTGACCTCTAGGCCATACATCTGTTATTCCATTGATTGTTTCTTTAGGTTTGTAATTTTGAGTAAAATCATATAAATAGCCACTTCTAATCAGAGTTAGATTATTATCATAAGCTTGTACTAATATATAATTATCTGTAGCTAAATCTGAAGTGTTATTTGAGCCATATTGTGTTTCTCCTGCTGCTGCATCAAACTCACTATGCCAAATAGAATAATTATTTGATGTCCCCTGCATCCATTGTAAAAACTCTGCAGCCTCATCCATTCTAACCTCTTTTGCTTGGTTCCAAAGTGAAGTCCCATATAGATTACTTCCTCCCCACAATCCATTATTACATAGGGTTTGAAAAGACCTAACATATCTATTACTTGTTCCCCAACCTAAATGCTGAAATGCTGAAGTGTTCATATGTCTACCTGCAGGTTGACTTCCGTCATAATCTAAAGCTGTATTAAGTATAGTTATGGTGCTATTTGTACTTTTAATACTGCCTGCAGCAGTAGCCTCTACTATCAACCCATCGTCTTTAATTATTTCAGACCTCATTCTGACCTTTATTCTCCTCCAAGCTCCGTTTTTTGTAACTATAAAATTGTCAGCCCATACAGGTTGAAATCTATTTCCCTGCTGTTCTGCCCCTCCATTTAAACCTCCAAAAAATGTACTAGTAAAAGTTCCTTTTCCGTGAGGAACTAAAGAGTATGATAATAAATCTCTACACATCTCACTTATATCTACAGTAAATATATGTCCTACTGATGTAGAAACACCATCTCCCCCATCTATTCTGTCTCTCTCGCTTATGTTCCTTACATCTCTTGATTTTCTAATTGAACCTATTAAAGTCCAATCATCAGGAAAAGTAGCTCCTGACGCTTCACTTATTTGATAAACATCAAATATTATGTTTACAATATCTCCATTCCCTCCACTATAATTTGATGCTAGAGGCTCTTGGTTTTCATATAAACCATTCCAATATGCACTTATAACAATAGGCTCGTTTACCGACCAAATACCGCTATACGACGCTACATACTGTCTATCTCTGTTCTTACTATTTTCACCATATCCATAAGGGTCTATACCTACACTCAATGTTCCATTTATTCCATAACTCATATCTTAATACATTTTATATTTACCATTTAAGTAAGTTTCTACTTGTTTTCTTTTATAGTCTCCTAATGCAGAGTCATATACTATTATTTCAGTTATATCTCCATCAAAAGAGTGGTTTGCTACAGAGTTCCAACCAATATACCAAGTTGACAGTACAAATTTTCCTGTTATATCAAATCCTGCTACAGTTTGTGTGGTTAACAAATTACCATTAACCCACAACCTACCTGTATCTCCCTCTATTTGCCAAGTAGAAATACTTTGTTCTTTAACATTGCTTGTTATTAGACTCATTGTATTAGTTCCATCGCTAATATTACCCTCATAATACAAAATACTTTGCTTTCCCAACTCCATACTACCATAATTTGGAACAGAATTGTTCTTTACAGAAAGAGGAGACTCTATGTTAGGTTCAGCAACATCAATATTATAGGATGCTACAATAAAAATAGTGAAAGAATTTGATGTTAACGAAATAGGAGGGTCTGTATCTGCAGGGTCAAAGTATTCTAAATAATCTTTTTTTCCTATAGGAAAGTTAAGTCTCGTTTTACCATTAAAAACACCAAAATTATCGTCGTGAGAAATAGTTCCGCTACGATAAGTATATCTAAGAGGTTGATTATCTGTTACAGTTTGTGAAAAGTCATTTTTTCTGTCTGACCTGTCTTTCCATTCGCTAACTTGCTTTGTTGCTATTTTAAATGTGGTTCCACTATCTGCACTTAGCCATAATCCTAGTGAATTGTCTATTTGGTTTGGTAAATGAGATTGAGGTCTAAAGCACTTACTTAAAACCCTCCAAGTAAATGTCATTTTTATTTGTAACAGTTGGTCGTTAGCAACTTCTTTGTTTCTTTCTAGCACTACGCTTTCATCCTCTAAAAAAGCAAGTATAGGTGCTTCTGCTTGATAGTGTTTTAAAAATAAATCTAGCCATTCTGTTGCTAAATCTTGAAGGTTTTGCCATCTTAAATCTATATCCTCAAAAGATTGTTCCGTTCTATTATATTTATCTGAGAAATACACTTCAAAAGTATAATTTTCCCACCCATTATCTAATCCTACTTCAGGAAAAACAGAATCAGGAGGAGTTATAAGTAATGATGGGTAAAAAGTGCTGTGGTTATCATTAAATTCCTCTGTATATCCAAAAAACTTATCTCCATAAGTCCATTTGTCTTTCATTACTGTTACTATGTCTGTTAATCGTATTGCCATTAAGTTATTTTATTTGGATTGTGTATTTTTTCTTGTACTTTAGATTCGTATTCGTTTTTAGCTGTTATCCAACTTAAAT